TTTGAAATTTCTGTAAACAAAAAAAGGGAGACAATTTCTTGTCTCCCTTTTGGTATCTAAATAAGATATTGATTATCTCAATTCTCTTAAGTCGAATGTTCTAACACCATCTACTGTAATTCTGCCGTAAAATCTATTATTCACCATTTTCTTAGCGTATCTAGTCATGATACCTTTGATTGGTGTAAAGTTGAACGGATTGTACATTGTAGGTGTTAATTGTAGAGGTACATACGGTGCGTAAATGTAACCTGTGTCTAACAATGATGTTCCTTTGTGTCCCATTAACACTTGGTTTGGTGGGAAGTAAGGGTCACGGTAAACTTGGTAACGACCTGCTAATGTACCAACTCTTTCAATACCCATGTTGTATTGGTCTTGCTCAGGAGCAGCATTTGATACGTGGAAATATTCCAAGTCATCAAAGATAGCACTGATTTCAGAAGAAACAACAATCCAGTTTGCTCCACCTCTTAATGTAGATTTGTGGATTTGTGCTGAAATTTGGTTGATTGCTGTGATTAAAGTTTGGTTCCAATCTTTTTGAGTGTAAGGAACTGCACTTGAACCCAGACGCTTCCAACCATTGTAGTCCCATCTTAAGTTCCAAGCAGCACCTTTACGTAAATCTCTTAAGATTTCACGGTCGATTTCAGCCGCAACTTGCTCAGACAATAAAGCTGTTAATTCAGCTTCAGCATCGATGTTGTGGAACGCTGCAACGTCTTGTGCCATTTCTGGAGACCATTGAGCTCTTAATTTTCTTTCAGTTACAGAAACTGTTACTGACATAAGGTCAAACGATACCTCACCGATTCTATCTTCAAACTCTAAGTTTTTGTAGATTCTATATGTACCTGTAAACGCTTGAGAATTACTTGCGATTGTTGACGAGAATGTTGAACCTGTGTAACCGTCCATAGAACCGCCACAAGTAATACATACTGGTACTTGTAAGTCAACTTCTAAGTAGATTTTACCTTCAGCATCACATAAGTTGTCATATTGACCACCATCAGTTCTACTATTAGGGAATACCAACGTAGCGTTGTTATTACCGTACTCAACTATACCTTTACCATATCTCTGAGTTACAACTCTGAATAAGTAAGGGTTGTTAGTGTTAGCAGATGTTGTTGCATTACCAGCAGCACCTTTAATTGTTAAGTCAGATAAGAAAGCTTCATTATCCATTGGTTGACCATCTGGTCCGATTAATTTACCTGCTCCAGCAGATGCAAAACCTGACAAAACTATTAATACTTTTCTGTAATCAGATTCAGTATAAGCAGAAGGAACTAACAAACCTGCAGAATCCCAAGCCACAGTTGTTACGTTTGCTGTGATTGCAGAATATTGTCCTTTTGAATAGTCAAATAAACCTGGTGGGTCTAATGCTGGTTCGTTACCTTCGTAGAATCTATCATAAAGGTCTTTAGTTGTGTTGTAGTCGTAACCACTGTTTGGTGTTTGGTTATCAGCTGCGTTTGGTGAACCATACGGTGCGTAGTGAATACCTGTATTCGCTAAGTTAGTTGGGTCAGTGTACGCTTGAATGTTAGGTACAAAGTAGAATAATTTACCGATTGGTAAGTTCATTGCTTGTACTGAAACGATGTCGTTTGCTAATAATTTAGAGAATACACGTCTAACGATTGGGAAAACCACTGTTTCAAATGCACCTGTATCAGATGTAGATGATGCTTCATTAATTAAATATGATGCTTGGTTTTCGTATAATTGTGCTACGTTTTCTCTCATGTGACCTTTAAGACCTTCTAAAAAGCCTAATTTGTCCCATTTGTTGATTGTGTCTTCTTTGATAACTTTAAGGTGTTTTAACCCGATATTACCAACAAGACCTGATTCTAATAATGCTCCCATTTTAGTTTTGTTTTGTTTTTAGTTTATTTAAAATTTTTATTTGTTACCCTAATTTACCCATTAAATCTTTCATTCTTAAGAACTGAGGATTTTCATAAGTTTTTGATTCAATTAGAGTAGTTGATGAACCTGTAGATACTGTTTTGTTTAATTTTGCCCCTACTGATTCATTGATTGATTTTGTTTCTACCTTAGATAATTCGTCTTTGATTGACTTATAAAGATTTTTAGATTCTTTTAAAGTTTCAACATCGTCAAATCTTCTTAGGATGTTTATTTTTTCTTTTTTAGTAGTTGAGTGTTCTGTGAACAATCTTGTAGCGTAAGCTAAATTTGAATTGAAGATTGCAACTTCATTAAGTTTTTCTCTGAAAACATTTAATGCTTTTCTGTACTCTTCATTCTTTTCTCTCAACATTCTAACTTCTTCTTGTGTAGATTCAACTTTAACACCATTTTTACCGTAAACATAGTTTCTGTTATTAGTGATGCCTTTTCTTAAACCTCGACCTTCTTTAGAACCCATACCATAAGTTCTTGCAGCTTCTTTGGTCTCTTCTTTTTCAAAAGCTTTTTCTCCTTTAGAATTTGTCATACCTTTTTTAGTTGTGTAATCTTCTTTACCTTTCATGGTTTTAGATTTATCACCCTTATTCATTCCGTAATTACCTTCCTTAGTTTCAGCTTTAACAACTTTAGACTTACCTTCCATGTTAGCACCTTTTTTGTAATCAAATTTAGCTTTACCAGTACCAACAGATTTAGGACCTTGTTTCATGTCTTCTTTAAATCCACCTGTTGTTTTCTTGTAACTAAATTTAGGTTTACCCATACCAACACCTTTAGGTTTGTAGGTTTCATTAGTTAAATCTTCCATGTCATCTTCTTCCATCATTTCAGAATCTTCCATATCATCTTCTTCCATCATTTCAGAATCGTCATCTAATGTGATTTCGTAAACAACGTCATCGTCATCTTCAGAGTCAACACCTGACATATCTCCACTAAATATAGCGTCAATTACGTCATCAACTGATTCGTCAGTTTCTTCCATCATTTCAGAATCTTCCATGTCATTTTCTTCCATTTCATCTTCTTCCATCATTTCAGAATCGTCTTCCATCATGTCATCTTCTGATTCACCAAGCTTAACAAGATATTCTACATCAGCGTTATCGTCAGTTAAATGAACATTCTCACCGTCTTTTTTAACAATGATTCCGTCATTTTCACCCATCGCTTTAAACACTTTCAAAATTTCTTCGTCAGAAGCGTCAGTTAAATCAATTGGAGTTTCGTCTGAATCCATACCAAAGTCCATTTCCATATCGTCATCAAATTCCATATCGTCATCTGAGCCAATAGTCATGTCCATGTCTACTTCATCATTATCAGCGGACATATCCATGTCAGCATCTAATTCAACCTCATCTTCGTCATCTTGTTCGGAAAGAGATTCTTTTACTAGTTGATTGATTTCTTCCTTCATAGTAGAAGCAAGTATTCCTTTTGCGTTTTCGGCTATAGCTTCTTCAACTTGTTTCATTTGAATAAGAGCCTCTTGAACTAATTTGTTTTCTTTCATATAGAAAATCTATTTATTTTAACTAATAAATATTACCAAAAAACAAAAAATATCGTTTTTTAATTATATATCTTTAATTTTTTGGTGTTTTATGAATTCTAATCTTGCAGAAATGCAATATTGTATCAACATATAAATATACCCAAGCAAAAAAAAAGTGGTCACAAGGACCACTTTTAAACAATTTGAATGTAATAACAATTATTCAATTACTTCGTCTATTTTACTTTCAGAAACAGAGGTTATTCTCCAATCATGAGTAAAACCTTCATATTTTGTAGTTACCTTTGCTTCTACATCGGTAACAGAATATCCTCTTACAAGTTTTTCTTCTCTGATTTTTTTAATTTTACCACTATTTTCGTCAGGTAAATCATACTGAACTTTTGCTACAAAAAATTTTTCTTCCATAATTAATTTTATTTTCCCAAATAATCGGTTAATTTTTTCATTAAGTCAACTCCTTTGGATTGAAATTCTGAATTTTCTGGTGAATTATGTCTTTTTTCTTCTTCTAAGTTTTCTTCATACTTACTTCTATCGTCAGGATTAGTAAACAAATATGCTCCTGGAGTTGATGGGGATGATACCAAGTCAAAACAAATTAATTCAAAATCATCTTGTACTTCGTTTCTTTCACCAACTTTTTTTAAGGAACCTACACCTCTTGAGGAAACTCCCATTGTAACACCTTGTCTCATTAAGTTAGCTGCTTGGTCTCCTTTAGTTGATACAATACCTCTTTCGTGAAATCCTGGTGATGTTAATAATTTAAGTTTACCCATTAGGATATTTTTATCCCACCATATGTCTGTAATAATGTGTGATACCCTATCTAAGTCAATTAAAGACGACTCAGGGTGATTAAGTTCTGAGGTTGATAACCCCTTGGCAATCGCCTTCTTATAGTTTTCAGCTTCTCTTTTTAATATCCTTTCAGGATAAAATCTTCCATTTCTATTTGGTGTGTCGTATTTTTGTAACACAGCATAAAACTCAAATGGATTCCTATAATCTAAATTTGCTGCTTCCTTTAACATTTCTGAATTACGTATGTCTTTTGGGGAAACCCAACCAGCATCCATCTCTATCAATATACCATGACCGACTTCACTTGCTTCTAAAATTCTTAATTGTTTCATTAATAGTTTTTAAGATAAATATATCAAACACTCATCTTTATTTACTTTTTGATATTGAAAAATCAAAGTATTTGTTTTCAATAACATTATCTCTTATAATATTTCTCACAATTTTTTTAATTGATTCTTTTAATTCGGGCGATTTAAAATCAAATTCTTGGTTAGTATATAAATTAACTTCTAAGTTAAAAAATGATTTTTTCCCGTGTGATATTCCACTTGTTCTTAGGTCTAAATCAACAATACTGTTTTCTTTAAACAAACTTGAGTCTATTGAATTAAAGACAGAATGTTTTATTTCTCGGTTTAGATTACACACGACCCGATTCCAATTGTCGTGTTCAAATTTGGGGGAAACCCATGATTGAATGTTTATGTATAATGATTTTAAATTTTTAGAATCTACTGTACCATATACCGATTTTATCGGACTGAATAGATTTAACTTTACACTTTTTCCTTTTTTCATTAATTTTCATTGATGTCAATGTTTATTTGTTTTTTTTTAAAAATAACACAAATAACTTCCATTGTCAAAAATTTTTTAATAAATTGCGATATTTCTAATAATATGCTAATAGTACAAGTAAAAAAAGACGGAATAGAAAAAGCCTTAAAAACTTTAAAATCTAAAGTTATTAAGACTAAACAAAATCAAATTCTATTTGAAAAAAAAGAATTTGTTAAAAAATCTGTGGTAAGACGAGCTCAGATATTGAAAGCGTCGTATGTTCAAAAAGTAAAAAATTCTTTAAATTGATTCTTCCAAGTTCTTTAACTTAAGAAAATTCAATTGGTCAAACTTTTCAGTTTTTAACCTATCTATGGTTTCAGACAATTTTGTCTTTAATTCAAACTCCTCTTCTTTCTCCAAAATAACATTAAGTTTGTTGATTGCGCTTTCACGAATAGTTTCAAACTTGTCTTCAAGAGATTTTGAATCTTCAGATATTAATTGAAGAAATTCTTTTTTAGATGACTCATCAAGATTATCAACATATTTGTTTAAAGTCTGATTCGCAATACTAACCATTGATTTTAATGGAATATTGATAGATTCTTTAACAACACTATTTGTTGAGGTTAACACACTTGTAATATTTTTTTTAGAATTTACTCTCTCTAACAAATTTAACTTATTTGTATAAACAAGAGCGTCAATATCAGAATATTTGTTCGTAACATTTTCTGATAGAGTTTTTGGTAATTTAATACTTGGCAGTAATTGTTGGATTAAGCTAATACCTTCTTCTAAGAAGTCTTTTGCATCAGATTCGTTTAATCCTTGAGGTGTACTCAATTGTTCGTATAAAGAATACAATTTAGACATAGTTTTGTTGTTCAAAACATTATGTTTGAATTCTTTTAGCGATTTCTTGAATTCCTTTTCATCTTTGTAGGATTCAATTAGATTGTTTTCAATTATGGATTTGATTTTTCCGAAAGTCATTATAGTGTGTTTTCAATATAAATATTAGGAGTTTAGTAACTTATCCAATTCTTTTGAAATTTCTCCTAAAGATTGTTGCCCTTGACCTAAATCTAAAAATGTTGACCCCTCTAATAAGTTACTTTCAATCAATAAATTCATGTTTTTCATTCTTGATTCTGGAGTAACTGCAGTTTCTCCACCTTCAGGTGCCCCGCCTTCAGCTGGTGGTGGTGCAACTTCTTCTCCACCTCCCGCAGGCGGTGGTGCGGTTTCAAATCCACCTCCACCTCCAAATGATTCTTCACCACCTGTAGTTGTTGATGCTGTTGCGGTACCTCCTGTGGTACTACCATAAAGTTTATCTATATTATCAAATAAACCTGTCTTAGTAATAACTGTAGGAGTAGCTTTAAGTTCTTCACCAACAGCTCTTTCAATTCTTTGTTGTTGTAAATCTAATCTAATTTCTTCGTCAGACCAATTGAAGATGTGTTTTTTAGCCCAAGTAGAAGATGTAGGTTGAATACCGTTTCCTGGGTCAGCGACTAAATCTTTATATAATAAAACTTTTTCTTTCCAAACATCAATTTTTAATAAATCCGCTTGTGTAGATGGGTTAGATAGACCTAATGTAAAGTTTTGTAATTCGTCTTCAAATCCTAATAAAAATAAATGCACAATCGCAATTTTATTTAATTCGGCAATCATACTTTTTTGAATTCTGTTGATTGTACGAGCAAAACGAATATCTTGTAATGATAAGTTTTTACCATCACCAACAACTTCTTCAAATCCTAAAAACGCTTTAGGTACACGAAGTGCTGTTAATAATTTCTTTTGAATATATTCAATGTCGGCAATCTCTGATAAGTTAGTCGCACCAGGTAATGTTGTAATTGGGTCTGGTGCCGCAGGGTCACGAACAGGAATAAAGTAATCTTGGTCAACCGCCATTTGGTTGAATCTCATATCCACATTTCCTGTTTTGGCGTCCACAATTTGTTCTCTTTTAAACTTATTGGCAACACGGTTTACGTATGCTTCAACGTCATCATCATTCATGTTTCCAACGAATACTTTAAACATTCTTCTTTCAGGTGCACGTGATGTACGATAGATTAACATTGCATCTTCTGATAACAATAATTGTTTCCAAATACGTCTTGCTTTTTCCAACATAGAAGTACCATAAGGAAGTTTTC